TGATTGACGCAGCGACTAAAATAGCCGAAGACTTCAGCGACCGAGCCTTTGTCCAGAGGTCGATAACAGAATATCATGAGGGTGATGGAGAAGATAAACTCAGGCTATTCAAACAGCCGGTGGATTCTATCACCAGTGTTGTCGCTGAGATATCGGAGTCAAAGAATAACGGCGACGGCTCGACTGTAGCCTATACACTTTCTGAGGTTCCGACTTCAGGCAGCGTCAAGGTCTATGTCGATGGCGTTCTCCAGACGCTCACCACTGATTACACGATAAGCGGTTCGGTGGTGACATTCGTCTCAGCTCCGGCGCAAGATACTAAGATTGCCATGACATACACGCATACCATCATCAAGATTAGCGAATATATCGAGCAACTATCAAAGGGCGTGATAATCGGTGAAGGCGCATGGCGAAGTGGAATCATCTATAAAATAATCTACGTTGCTGGGTACGCTTCAACAAGGGCAGCGACTCAGGCATTAGTCCCTGACGCAGTGATGGCCGTGTTGCTTATTCTGACCGACCTCTACGAGCATCGTGGAGATAAGGTCGGTGCTGAAAGTATATCCGGCATAAGCTCCACGACCTATAACCTACCAAGCCAGGCCGAGCGGATACTATTCTCGATGAAGCCCCTGGGAGGATTCGTTTAATGCTGCGGAATCATCGGGTCCACATCCAAGTTAAGACAACAACCCAGACATCTCTCGGTGAGACAGAGGTTTGGAAGCCTGTTGTCTCTCGGTGGGCGAGAGTCATACCTTTACCAGCTAGTGCGAGGTCTATCTATATGCAATCGAAGACGGAAGTGACTCATAAAATCGTCTTCAGTAAAGGCGCCATCACTCTGACTCTAGGGAATAATCGAATCAATCACGGCTCCAAGACTTATGAGATAACTGTGCCGGCTGAGACAATCGGAAATGATATGGTCGTCATGGTTAAAGAGATATAGGTTGGTTCCTAATGGAGAAGCAAGTCATCTGCCTTGATTGTGGCAAGGAATGTGACGGAAGGGAAGCGGGGCAGCACATGATAGAGACTGGTCATAACAGGTGGGAATTGCTAATAAACAGGTGGGAATTGCTACCAAGGAGACATAATGCCGGCATCGATAAAATTAAAACTCAACACTACCGAGCTGATGAAGAGCCTCGACCAGACTGCTCCGAAGCGGATGATGGAGGCGGCTAACGAATTAAGAAATACGGTTCTGGAGACTCTGTCGGGGGATAGGTCAGGGCGGACATATAAGGTTCCTGACACGGAACGCACTTATACCGCATCGGCTCCAGGCGAACCCCCTGCGCAGGCCACATCAGATTTAAGAAAATCGGTCAAGTCATCGGTCGAAGGCAAAGGCCGGTCAGTTATCGGTAAGGTGAAGGCGGAAGCCAAACACGCCTTGCCACTTGAATTTGGACATAGGCAAGGTGGAAAGCATGTTGCAGCCCGTCCCTTTATGAAGACGAGTTTTGACAAGTCGCTTGATGCAATTCGTAGAATATTAACGAGGAAGTGGTTTTAATGGCAGATATACAGGAAGCGCTTTTAACTTACATCTACAATAGATTGACCACGGACGCAGGTTTGATGGCCGATATGGGCGGCACAGTGCGTCTCGCGCTGGCCTGGGCAAAGCCCGACACTGAGTTTCCATATCTCGTCCACAGGATAGACTTCGGGCCGGACACGGACGACACAAACATCATGCGCCGGTCAACCTATTATATCGATATCTGGAGCGACTCGCCGAACGCGGCTGAGCTTCTGGCCATCAAAGAAGAGATAATCGCTTCGCTCGATGAGCTGGAGTTTAACACGGCCAATGACGAAGCGACCAGAGCCAGGTTCTCACTCCAGACGGATGCAATGGTTCCTGAGACAGAAGACGGCATCCACCATTATGCTTTAATGTTTCTTCTTCGCTTCTTCAGGGATGCGGAGATAACTGCAATCAACGCGAGGTAAAATAATTGTCAGGAGGGAGTCATGACCACAGAAAAGGAAAAGACCAAAGCCAAGCCGAAGCTCAGCGCTGAAGCCATTGAAGAACGGCGCAGGGAGCATGAGAGGCGCGTCGCAGGGCCGGCGAAAGTAAACAAGGGAGGTAGTTAATCATGGCCAAGACAATAGCAAATGTTCTAGTGGGGGTCGCGTCGCTGTTCATCCGACAGCCGAATGACGCGAAAGCTGAGTGGTCTACTCAGCAACAATATGCCGGAAGCTACTCGGCGAAGCTCTACAAGGGCAATTCAGGGAACGCCGGAAGCACTCATCTCCAAATTACTCCGCCGACCGCTCAGACGCTTACAGCCTTTGTCGCTGACCCGACGGATTATAGCTTCTGGTATTGGTATAGCGCAGTGACCGGCAACTTCATTCAGTTCGAGCTACGATTTGAAGACCCAGATTCGGATGCCTGGGTAGAAGTGACGATCGTGCCTCATCAGAATACACTCGGAACGGCCGCGTGGCTCCAGAAGTCACTTGCTCTGAGCGACGTCGTTGGATTCGGTGGAATTGGCGAACTCGGTGGCTCATTCTTTGACTGGGATTTGGGAACAACCATCGCCACGCTTATCACGGATATCGATGCGAAAGCTCAGGTTACATCATCTGGAGAATGGACACTGGCCCGGGTAAGGTTGGAGATGTGGGAAGCAACGCCAGAGCGGACAGCCTACATCGATTCGGTGGAGCTGGATGGCGTAGTCTATACCGTCGAGCCAGGTGGAACCGCGCCGGCGATGCAACTCGATTCCGGCATGACCGAAGTCGGCTATTCTGAGGAAGGTTTAACGCTCGAATATACGGCCGAGACGGAGCCGGTCAGGGTCGATGAAGAGACATTCCCTATCGGCATGGCTTTGACGGGTGAGGAATTCACCATCACCATGAATCTGGCGGAAGCGTCACTCTATAATCTCCACAAGGCGATGGCCGGTGCCGCGCTGAGTGGGAACATCCTGACGCTTGGTGGCGGAATCATGAAGACGATGAATGCCAGGGTATCGCTAACTAATCCGGCCGGATATACCCGTCATTACATCATGCCGAATTGCGTGGCGACGGAAGGAGTGGCCATGCAATCCAGAAAGAACGAGAAGACCATCATCCCGTTGACCTTGAAAGCTCTGAAAACGGCCAACGAGCCGGCGGTCACACTCGTCGATAACGCGGTGTAGCAAATACGGCCAAATTCAAGGCCACACAATCGATAATAAGGCCTCTAAAACCTTTGGCCAATACTATTCTACCCAGGCATTTGAACTCGAAGAAGGAGGGTATTATGGAGAACAGGTCGGAAGACGACAAGGTTACTCAAGCAGAATTAAAGGTGACATTGGGGAGCAAAGAATACGGGATTGCTCCCCTTGTCATCAAGTATTCAAGGGAGTGGCGAAAGAAGTCCATGCCCTTGATAGCTTTTCTCATTAACTATTCGCGCGGAAGCCAGGAAGACATGGAGGATGCCGTCACGGAATTATTTGGCCAGAAGACGGACGAGATTGTCGAGAGCTTCTTTGAATACGCGAAGGATTTGCCCAGAGAAGAGATTGAAGAGAATGCCACGGAGGGCGAGATTATCAAGGCCTTCATGGAGGTGTTCAACGCTTTTGTTTCCCCTTTATCAGAAGCGGCGCTGAAGGCGGAGACGCCGGAGACGTCGCCGAAGAAGACGGCAAAAAGCTCTCAGTAGGCGGAGCATTTGAATTCCTGCTGGCCGAGTGGCATATCACTCCAGACTATATCATCCATAACTGGACGGATGAATTACTGGACATGATGATTGAGAAGCTCAGCGAGCGGAAAGAGCGAGAGAAAAAGTCCCTACAAAATGGACCCGGGCTTGATTCGAACGAAGTCTCTGAGGAAGTGTTTTTGAATCAAGCCAGCAATATGATAGAGGATAAACGGAATGTCAACAAGCATCGGTGAGGCCGTTCTGACGATAGGTATTGATGAAGGGCCAATGCAAAAAGGAATGAAGGGAATCGGCGCGTCGCTGAAGAAACACTCCAAAGCCATCGGCTTGGGAATGACTGCGGTCGGCGGAACGATTCTAGCTGTCGGCGTGACCAGCATCAAAGCCTTTGCTGACATGGGCGATGAAGTCCATAAGATGTCTCTCAGGACTGGGATTGCTACCGAGTCGCTATCACGTTTAAAGTATGCGGCTGAGCTTGGTGGTGCCAGTTTAAGCACTGTCGAGAAGGGCGTTAAGAAGATGTCCTCTACCCTTGCGGATGCCAAAGACGGCATGGCCACAACGGTTGATGCCATGACAGCTCTCGGCCTAACGGTCGAAGAGTTCGACGGCCTCAATCCCGAAGAAGCCTTTATGAAGATGGCTGGCGCGGTTGCAGCGATTGAAGACCCACTGATGCGCTCAGCCTTAGCACAAGATGTCTTTGGAAAGGCTGGAACCGAACTGCTCCCCATGCTCTCTGAAGGAACTGAAGGCCTCCAAGCGATGATGTCAGAAGCGGAGAAGTTCGCTGTCATCATGGACAAAGATGCGGCGGAAGCGGCGGCGAAACTGACCGACCAGATGTCTCAGCTCAAAGGTGGCTTTCAGAAGATACAAGGAACAATCGCCGAGCAACTAATCCCTATTCTAATTCCGCTCATTGATAAAATCGTTCTTGCCATCTCTAACGTCTCAGCATGGATGAAAGCGAACCCTGAATTGACAAAGACCATTATCACCATTGTCGGCGTGATAGGCGGTCTATTAGCCGTCCTGGGGCCACTGGTGCTGATGCTACCAACTATCGCGTCGGCGTTGCCGATACTCGGCGCGGCTTTCAGCGTTTTGCTTGGGCCGGTAGGCCTTGTCATCTTAGCCGTCGGCGCGGTCGTCGCGGCGGCTATTGCCTTGAAGAATAACTGGGAAGTCATCTGGAGAGGCATCAAGAGAGTGGCCGAGACGATGATAAACTTCATTATCGACAGGGTCAACTCTTTAATTCGTGTTATTAACCTCATCCCAGGCGTCAATATCGGTGAGATTGGTAAAGTCGGCACACAGACTCAAGCATTGTCCGACCGCACAAAAGAAATCATGGCGGCGAATCCAGACAGGTTTGCCGGCGGAGGTCTCATAACTGAACCGACAATGTTATCAAGTCTTCGGACTGGCCGGGCATACGGCATAGCCGGGGAATCTGGAGTCGAGACGATAACTCCAGGTGCCGGAGCTGGCGTGACAAACAATTTTGAAATAGCTCAGCTCGTCGTCCGTGAAGAAGCCGACGTCGAGAGAATTGCCCGGGAACTTTTCACAATGCAAAAAGCGAGATTGAGAGGGGTAGGAGCATAATGGCAAACAGTCTCAGCTATGATGGCAATGACCTGGCCGACTATAATCTGATTATATCCTCGCCAGGCGACAATAGATTGAATCAAATTGTGAGCCGTGTCCAGTTACAAGATAACGGATATCCCTTCAGGCCTCAGCGAGAACCGCGCCGGCTGGCCATCGACTTTCATGTGACCGGCACTTCGCGAGCTAATCTTGACAGCAATCTTGACAATATCAAGCGGCTACTGATTCAGCTCACGCCTCAGCAACTCATATTCGATTCGATAAGCACTCGATATTTTCTGGCCATTCTGGAGTCCTTTGATGGTCAATATCGGTCGCCGATTCACTTCAGAGGCGCGATGCAATTCATTTGCCCTGACCCTCTGGGATATAGCACAACAGAGACGACAAGCACTCACGCCATCGACGCGAACCCGAAGACTATCACTGAAGCCATCGGCGGAAGCGCTTTTCTCAAACCGACCTATGTTTTGACGGCCGGCGAGACGCTGAGTAGTGTCACTCTTCTTATCAATAACCTGACCACCATTGAAGAGCTGTCAATCGCTAGCCTCAGCATGACATCCGGCCAAGTCCTGACCATCGATACCGCTCTCTGGACGGTCACATTAGAAGGAGCGGCGCACATGAGCAACGTGACCGGCAAATTCCCCAGGCTCGAACCTCAGCTCACGAATAGCATCAAGCTAACAGCTTTTGGCACATTGGGAAGTATGGATATCATCTATCGGGAGGCCTATTTATAATGGAGGCGCATCATGGCTAACGAATTGAGACATGCTGATGTAATCTCCGGCAGAGTCCGAGAGAATGAATACGAACACATAAGCGAGCATATTCTGAATGACCAGGCAACAGGCGATATGGTTTATGCCAGTTCAGCTACGCAGCTTTCCGGTTTGCCGATAGGTTCGACTGGTGATTTCTTGACCGTGACGGCCGGAAAGCCAGCCTGGACTAATGCCTTTGCTGTCAGCATAGGCTTTGCCGATGATATCATCTTTACTCTTGGAGACGATGATGATATAGCTCTTGTGCTTCGTTCTACTATTTTGAACATCAATACACCTCTGGCAAATGTCCTCATTGGGACTCCAGTTACCCCAGCGATAGCGGCAAACTCGCTAATAATATCCGCTATCACAGCCGACGGCGATATCTTAATGGCTGGCAACGATGGAGGAAATTCAAAGGCTTTCTTATTCTTTGATGCCTCTACTCCAGACCTATATCTCTATCAAGTAGGCGGAACATGGACGGCTGGAGCTACGACTTGGACGATTCCAGCTCATACTCTAAGCGGCTCAATTACTGGTGGTTCACAGACTATGACTGGTATGGGAACTATCAATGGCTTGGCTATTACTGCCGACACAGGAGCAATTACTTCTGGTAGCTGGACAGCCACAGTTATCAGTCCTGTATATGGCGGAACAGGCGTAGCTAATAATGTAGCCTCTACGCTCACCATCACGGGGGCGTATGCCTTAACTCTGACAATCTCCAATACTACGGGGATAACACTTCCTACTTCTGGAACTCTGGCGACTCTTGCTGGAACTGAAGAACTGGATAACAAGACTCTTGACAGCTCAGTAGCTAAAGGCACATGGACAACCTCAGGAACTTGGACTATACCAGCAGTTACTCTTGGCGGAACTCTAACTCTCAATAGCCAAAACTTTGACGCTGGTGCTGGTAGTCTGCAAATTATTACTACTGGTGAACAGGTAGGGCTGAGTATTATAGGCACTATGACTAGCGACCAGAGCGTTGCTATGATATTCTACACAAACTCATCATCGCCTGCTGCTGAAGATATGGTAGCTAGGTTAGCTTTTAATGGCAATAAGACTGGTCCCACTCAATGGGGCTTTGCTGAGGAACGCATTCATATTGTAGGTTTGGGAGTAGGCACAGAAGAAGGTAGAATGGAATGGTGGGTTACTGTTTCTGGCTTCTTAAATAAAGCTATGACCCTCTCTGGTGTTGGACTGGCTTGGTTTGATGTCGGAGTTAATGTAGACGAATACTATCAAGTAGCAAGCACGCAGGTTGTCGGAGCAAGAGTAATTGACGCTCGGTGTGATGATGCCATCAATAGTGGAGACGCCACTACTGATGGCGTTATAGACGCCCTAAGAGATGCAATGATTTCTCACGGATTGATTGCAGCAACATAAAAAGTCTGGGAATAATGAAGCTGGACGGCATCGAGGCCTTCAAGCCGGTGGCCACTTATGCCATCATCATGGAGAGGCTGGAGGACTTGATAAAAGAAGAGAAGAAACAGCCCGAAAAACCATAGCCGGCCATTACCATAGGAGTGAGAGATGTCGTTTCCTGAAGTTTTTACATGGATATTTGATATATGGCTTTCGGCCGTCAAATATAAAATCGAGGTCCGAGATACTAGCGGAAACTTAATATCTATCCTCCAGAACGCTCACAGCATCCGCTATGATGAGGGCATCAATCAGGCGCCGACACTCAGCTTCAGCATACCGGCCGACGATACGAAAGAACAATATCTCGTCAAGGCAAATGAAATCTGGCTCATAAACTACGAGCCGGAAACTCCAGTGACGGTCAACAAATTCAGGCTGTCAAAGAGGATAGACCGCCGGGGAGATACCATCATCACAGCGATTGAGGCCGATGGTTTGCTGAACCAACTGGCCGACGAACAGCATATCGTAGAATACGAAGCTGACAGTCAGACGGTGACTCAAATCGTCACGGCCTTGCTTGCCCTTCAAGTATTGACGCCGGCAATCACCATCGGAACGATATCGCCGATTGACACTATCACCATGAAAGCCAGCACCGGCGACACTTTACTGAAGACACTCCTGAAGCTCAGAGACATGGTTGGCGGCTATGTCTACGTCGATAATGACCGAAAGCTCCAGTGGGATAGCTCGCTCGGCCAGGACGTTGGCCAGCAGATTCGTTATCAGAAGAATCTACTGGGAGTCACGAAAGAGACGGACTTTACCACCATTGCGAATCGTCTTTATGCCTACGGCTCAGGAAAGGGCGATGCCCGAATAAAACTGAGCGATGTCCAGGCGAATGACTACGTAGAAGACGGAACGAGTCAAGGCGAGTATGGCATCATGGTCAAGACCATCATCGACCGAAAGATAACCGATGCTACGGCCTTGCTTGCTTGGGCAACTCTGGAGCTGGCCGACCTCAAGGACCCGATTATAACTTACTCGGTCGAGAACACGGATTTGGCTGAGGCGGTCGAAGGTGGATTCGAGTTTGAAGCTATCACGCTCGGCTCTATTATTCAACTCATCGATGAGGACTTGGGCCTTGACGTCAGCGTCCACGTTGTCAAGATAAGCCATCGTGATTTGTTACATCCTGAGCATGTCCGTCTCGAAGTGACCACGATTGACTCGGCGAGCCCGCGCATCAGGACGAAGGATATTCTCGATGTCATCGGTAGCAACACTGAGGAAATATTGACAGAGCAAAAATTGCCACCATCTCCGACCGAAGAAAGCGAAGTGGTGTTTGTCATTGATGGTGGTGGAGCTACAATCGCGACCGGTGAGAAAGGTCATATCCCACTACCATTCGCCGGCGAAATAGTCAGCGCATCGATGGAGACCGACCAGACAGGAAGCATCGTGGTGGATATCTGGAAAGATACACGCGCCAACTTTCCGCCGACCGATGCCGACTCTATAACAGCCAGCGCTCCATTAACAATCTCCGCGGATGATAACGTCGAAGATACTACACTGACCGGCTGGACGACCGCTTTCAGTGAGGGAGATATCCTGGCTTATAATGTCGATTCAGTGACGACGGTTCAGAGGGTAACCATCACCTTGAGAGTCAGGAGGACTTAATGACCACTTTAATTGTTTCCTCAGATGACAAGACAAACTTTAATGGACAGGGCACGGTTCAAGACCCTGATGCCGTTTATGCTACGGCTCATGATGGTCCAGGTGAATTTGTAACGAACTATAACCAATATCATAATGTTGGGCAGCGATATACCGATGATGCCGGCTCTCCTTACCAGATATTCAGGTGTGTAATGCGGTTTGACCTTACTAATCTACCGGTTGGGACAACGATAACCAGTGCGGTCATGACCATATTAAGAGGCTCTCAATCCGTAACTCAATATCGGGATTGGAACTTTGTATTGATTGACGGTTCAGACTGCGCCGACCCTCTAGTGGCTGCCGACTATGGTGACTTACTCGATAATACTACTTCCTTGGGAGAAATCGCTATCTCGGCAACGTCCACATCTGCGGTCTTTGAAATAACCCTTAATGCAGCTGGTAGGGCTTTTCTCGAATCTAAGGCTGGTGGTGTAGCCGTTATTGCAGCTCGAAGTTCTGAGGATATAAGTTCCACCCCACCGCCGGATTATAATGCTGGCGAATATACCGAGATTAACTTTTCAATCATTACTGCTACCGAGGGAGAATATCCCTATATAACAATCATCTATCCGGGGTTAGCTCGTGGTTCACAAGCTCAAATAATCGGTTAAGGAGTGCGACATGAAATTCACATTGAAAATCGGCTATATTATCGGGAACTGGGAACACACATGGGGAGCCTCTCATACTCACGGCCTGGAGTTGATGATAGGCCTCAGAATTCTATAATTAGGAGGCCATCATGTCTGGTAAAGATATCCTCGAAGAAGCTGAATTCGAGAATCAGTTGACAGCTTTGGGCGATGACCAGCTCGGCTTGATAAAGTTCGTCGCAAGACAGCAGTTCGACACATGCAAGATTCTCATTGACCACGACAAAAGAATTAAGTCAGTCGAGAAGCAAAATAAGAAGCTCATGGGCGTCATAGGAAGTGGTGGAGCTATTCTGGGAACTGCTATCACTGCGGTCTTAGATTATTTTGTCCGGCGAACATCGTAGAACCATCACCACAGCCCGCCAAATCGATATCTGGGTGCCTTGACGTCTCAGGCAATACAATCCCCCTACTGATGCCATAACAGGCTGACGTAGGGGGTTCTTTTTGTTTGTAAAAATACTTTGAAAATAAGCGATAAAAGGGCTTGACAAGGGCGTAAAATAGGTATATACTTTAATCAGTAAGGTTAAGAAGGAGGCACACAGAAATGACAAACCAACAAATGGCAGAGAGGGCAGCCAGAATAGAAAGGGAACTAGAAGAGAATCTATGGAGAGACCAACCTATTACAGCAACCGATTGCGAGACTTGTGTTTTACAAAAGGATTGCGAGAGGATAAACGGGCTGAATGAAGATATGAGCAACAACGTTAATGGATGCCTAATCTAAAATAGTAAGGGCGGGCTAACTACCCGCCCGAAGGAAGGAGGTCAAATGAACGAAGTCAGGGAACTCAGGGACAAGCTCATGTATAATCAGCAGGAGTTTGCCGATGTCATGGCTGTTGACAAGGGGACTGTATCCCGATGGGAACGTGGGAAGCAGCGGCCAAAGGCAGTCCATCAGAGGCGAATGGCCAGGCTATCAAAGAAGGCTACCAAATGAAAGTGGTCTGCGCTTGGTGTGGCAAGAATATGGGTGAGAAGCCACCTATCGAGGACACGGATGTTACTCACGACATGTGCCTCGATTGCTACCAGAAAGAACTAAGTAAAATAAATAGAAGGAGGATTAAAACATGTCAGAGGAAAGTATCAAGGCAGCACTAGACAGGGCAGACAAGGTGTTGGCAGGGGAGAAATCGAACCTTATCAAGGTTCAATACTACTCATCCACATCTGGGGAACTCAGCTCAAGGGAATACACCTACTCCTCAGAAGAGCGCGTCTCTATCGGCGACATCCTGACCGTCCCAGTGCGCGATACCACGGGAAAGGCCAAGGTCAGCGCCATTGACGTCCCGGACTCGGAGATATCCGCTTTCAGGGATAAGGTCAAGACAATCCCAACAGGTTCAAAGCTCGGCCACCTTGAAGACGGCGAAGAAAACGAGGTCACGGTCGCTGAGGAAACCATCAGCCCAGAGCAAGAAGAGATGGAAGCGGGATTGAACTCTGAAGGGCTAACTCTTATCGGCGCCGATGAGGTACCCGAGATGGCCATAGCACTCCGGCCAGGCGAAGATATCGAAGTCCGCAGCTACTATGAAGAGGCTCAGAAGCTACTCGAATACGCTAATGCCAGAAAGATTGACGGTGCCATCGCTATGAAGGACGCCAGCGCAGACCTGGCTATCATCTCCAGGATAAAGAAGCAGATGGAGGCAAAGAAGAAGGAAAAGCTTGAGCCGTCCAGAGTCGAGGCAGTGGCTATTAGAGACACCTACAATTACCTGATGACTCCTATTCTGGAAGCTGAGAAAATCACCAAAGGCAAGATGCTGGATTTCAATGCCGAGCAAGACCGCATCCGCAGAGAACAAGAAGAGATCAACCGCAAGAGGATGGAGGCCGCCGAGCAGGAAATGAAGCTCACCGGCGAACTGAGCCAGTCGGTTGGCCTTGTAGAGGAATCAGCGCCAGCTCAAAAGCTGGTCAGGACCGACCTTGGAACGTCCAGTCAGAGAGATAACTGGCAATTCGAGGTGGTGGATATGGACACCATCCCCAGACCCTACATGATGCCGGATATGGTCATGCTCGGAGCTATTGCCAAGAAGTATCACGATACGAAATCTGTGGAAGGAATCCGCTTTTTTAATAGCCCCATCATTGCTACGAGGGCAAAATAATCTTGACAAAACCTTACTGATGGGTTATACTTACAGGTAGGAGGTTAGATATGAAAACAGAAGTTAAGAGTCTATCTTGTAAGCGGTGTGGGCATTCATGGTATCCACGTCAATCTGAAGTTCGTATTTGCCCGAAGTGCAAAAGTCCCTATTGGGACAAGGAGCGTAGGTAATGCCTGAGATTGGTGAAATCAAAAACGCAAGGTTAATTGGTAAAATAGGTTCAAGCAGGTATTGTTGGCAGGCTTGCCGAAATTGTGGTAAGGAACGCTGGGTGCAAGTTACTAGGAGTGACCGTTTATGCCCTAGATGCGCTAGGATATTCTCTAATAATGCTCATTGGAAGGGGGGAAGGTGTAAAAATAGTGATGGGTATATTTTAATCTTACTCCAACCAGATGACTTCTTTTCCCCGATGTCTGACAGATACGGCTATGTCCTAGAGCATCGCTTAGTGATGGCGAAGTCTCTCGGAAGATGCCTTCACTCTTGGGAGCTCGTTCACCATAAGGGTATAAGATATATTGGCATAGAAAACAGGTCGGATAACCTAGAAGATAACCTTGAGATGACTACCAGAGGCAGTCACACCATAGAGCATAGCAAGGGCTACAGAGATGGCTACCAGAAAGGGCTTATTGATGGCAGGGATAAGCAGATACAGGAATTACAGGGTAGGGTTACCCTACTAGAAGCAGAATTGGAAATAGTCAGGTTCTTCAACAGGCCAATTATTCAGACGAGGACGGAATAATGCCAGAAGAGAAGATGAAGTATTATGACGCGCTAAGGCAACCGCCACCAGAGGCACTCAAACAGATACAGGGCGGTCGCATAGGTGGCAAGACAGATATCAACCCACAATGGCGATATAAAGCCGTGACAGAGCAGTTCGGGCCCTGTGGAGTCGGCTGGAAGTATAACATCGAGAAGCTCTGGCTGGAGCCGGCAGAAGGCGAAGTCTGTGCCTTTGCTCAAATCAGCCTATTCATTAAGGTAGACGGAGAGTGGAGTGAAGCCATCCCAGGCGTCGGCGGTTCAATGCTTGTGGCCAAAGAATCAAAAGGACCGTATGTTAGTGATGAAGCCTACAAGATGGCCATAACCGATGCTCTCAGCGTCGCGATGAAGATGATAGGGGTCGCGGCCGATATCTACGCCGGACTCTGGGATGGCACGAAATATAAAGACCAGCCAGTATCGACGGCCAAGAAGCCGTCCGAGAATAAACCGCCGGACAACCGCGACCACTTCTGCAAGCAACACGGAGTTAAATATTTCAAGACGGAAAAAATGAAGTCATACGCTCACCCGATAGAGGGAACTAACGAGTGGTGTTATGAACACACAAAGAAGGACACATCGGTAGAAGAAAAACAACCAATCGAAGAGAAACCGCCGGCCACTAATATCCCACCACTGAAGAACCTGGGTGAACTCTACACGAGAGCCGGCAAGTATGGCCTCAGTCCGCGCGACGTTTGCCAAGCTTGCGGAGTCGGGGCTGGAAAAGAGTTGACCGATTGGGATGAAGCCTGGAGGACTACGGCCAAGAAATTCGAGGCTCAAATAAGAGCTATTATAGACAAATCAAGATAGGATGATA